TCGGTGGTATCGGGGACTTTTTCAGCGGATTGTTCGGAGGAGGCGACGAATCCGCTGAACAGCCTACTGAGGGTCACGCAGATGGCGGCGTATTTACCAAAGAGCATTACGCTGAATTTGCGGAAGATGATAAGCCAGAGGCTGTTATTCCACTCACGAAGCCGAAACGTGCAGCGGACGTTCTAAAGCAAGCGGCGGATTACATGACAGGAGATGTTCCGTCAACGTCAAGTGAGAGTAGCCAGAGCAGCACGCGAGCGGCGACAGCGTCCTCCAAGGGGAAGCTGGAATCCGTTGCTCAGGCGCTCATTGCTAAGATACAGAAGCTGATTGAAGCAATAAGTACGGTCGGAAAAGGCGAGAACGTCAGCATTTCGGCGGCTGGAACTTCTTCCCCTGAGAGCAAGACCGATTATTCGGAGTTAGCTAATAGGTTTTTAGCATTTCTCGACAACGCTGAAAAGGTTATGGTTCAAATGGCGCAGGTGTCACAGAGTACCGCTGCGTATAATTCGGTGTCTAATTCCAGTGTTAGCTACAACACCACGAATATAGACAACAAGCAGAACTACACCATAAACGATACGTCCGGCAGCCCCAGGACGACGGCAGATATGGTAGGCAGGACTCAGGAACTGCACAGCAGAAATCTGAAAGGAGTGTTTGCGTAATGGCGAAAACGAGTATCGGCGGTCTTGTATTTGACGCTGTGTTGAAAACAGACCATACGAGCAAGGTAACCGCTACATCACACCCCGTAGAGTCGGGAGCAAACATTTCTGACCATGCATTTGTTGAGCCAGCGGAGATATCTCTGGAAGTAGGGGTGTCTGATTGCGAAACAGGTAACGGGACATTTGGGAGCGGAAACCGCTCCCGAAAAGCCTTTGCAGAATTGCTCAAATTGCAGACTTCCAGAAAACTCATAACCGTCGTAACGAGATTTAAGACGTATCGCAATATGCTGATAACAAGCGTATCTGTCCCCGACGACTATACAACAATGTTTGCATTTAAAGCAAATATTATGTTAAAGGAAGTCCCAATAGTAAGCACCAGCAGAGTAAGCGTAACCAGTAGAGCAAGCGTAACCGGCAGCGACCAGTCGCAAAAGGCAGGAAGCACGAATAGCGGAACAACGCAGGCGACAACGCCGAAGCAGTCGGTAATAAAGCAAGCCACGGCATTGCTGAAAGGAGCGTAATAGATGTATGTTATACCATTGACGACGGCTCCCAATCAGACGTTTAATTGCACTATACCGATAGACGGTAAAAACCGCCCATTGTCTTTTCAGCTGAGATACAACGATATCGCAAAATACTGGAATTTGACCGTCATAGACGCGCTGTCAAAGGCAACGTTGATAGACGCACTACCTGTTATGGTCGGCGAATACCCGGCGGCGAACCTTTTAGAGCAGTTCGGATATATGAATTTGGGAAGCGCGGTGGTCGTCAAAGAGGGAGATTTGCAAGAAGCGGAGAACCCGGACGACACCAATCTCGGCACTGAATATTATCTTGTGTGGGGTGATACGATTGAGTAATTTGTTTGGTCGAAAATACAAGATTATCGTTTCCACAAAAGGGACAAGCGGTATTGATATTACAGGGCTTCGGGTGGTTTTCGCAATAGAGAAATCAATGTCAGCCGAACCCAACAAGAGTACTATCCAGATTTACAATCTTGCGCCAGCAACGCAGAATTTTATACTATCCGACGCTAAGAGAATTATTATAGAAGCAGGCTATGAAAACTCGGAGCAGTACGGTCTGATATTTGACGGGGATATTGTGAAAGCAATTCGCAGAGCAGCTCAGAGCATTGACAAGATTACGGAGGTTATCGCCCAGGACGGTGACATGTTTCTTAATTCGGGTTTTATTTCCGTATCTTATAGTGCGGGGCAAACTACGCAAAGCGTATTGTCGCAAATGCAAGGCATAGCCGACGACGATATGGCTATGGGGGACGTTTCAAGCAATCTCAAAGGCACGAAGCTGGCGAGAGGCAAGGCGATGTTCGGGCAGCCGAAAGATTACGCTTCAATGCTTGCAAAAAGCGAGGGAGCGCTATTCTATGTAAACGATCGCAAAATCAACCTTGTAAAGCCCGGGGATTTGCCAGATGGACAAATCGTAGACTTATCTCCGAGCAGCGGACTGATAGGCACGCCTGAGCAAAATGACAGCACGGTAAGCGGTAAATGCTTACTAAATCCATTGCTGAATGTAAACAAGCTGATACACATAAGCAATGAATATGTGCAGGAAACCAACGAAATAGGAAAGGCAAGCTTGAGTTCGGGAGTCTACAAGATAATCAAGCTAAAGCATACCGGAGACACGTTGGGCAATGACTGGTACACAGAGTTTGACGCAGTGGCTCAACCTGGTACAGTCCCCCTTACGGGCGATTCCTACAATACATAACTTATACGGAGGGTAATATGTCTCAGGGAATATCAGAAAGACTTCACAGCGAGGAAGAACAACAGAGGGTAGCAGCTTTTAACAATGCTGCTCAGCTTCGCGTAGCAATTCCCGCTATTGTTGAGAGCTTTGACCCAGAAAAACAGACAGTAAGCGTACAACCGGCGATTACCGAAAATATACGAGTAGGTGAAGAAGCCGCAAAAACCGCAAGATTGCCGATACTCACGGATATACCTATATGCTTTCCGCGAGCAGGCGGGTACTCAATAACTCTACCAATAAAAAAGGGGGATGAATGCCTGCTTGTTTTTGCGGATATGTGTATTGACGGCTGGTGGCAGAGCGGCGGCGTACAAGACCAGATGGAAACGCGGCGACATGACTTGTCCGACGCATTCGCAATTATCGGAACAACGAGCCAGCCGCAAAAGGTTAATGCCTATTCCTCAGAAAATCTACAGATAAGGACTGACAGTCAAAATATCGTTTGCGAACTTGACAAAGAAAGCGGAGCGGTAAACATTCTCGCGGCAAATCTTCTCACAGCTAATATATCGAACAAAATAGATGTCAAGTGCAATGGTGATATCTCTATCAAAGCTGCGGGGAACATCACCATAGAGGGCGCGAGCGTTCACATAAAAGAATAGCGCCACGGTGTTATAGCGGAGGTCGAAATGAAATACAGGAAGCTGGACGAGAACGGAGATTACACGTTCGGTCGCCGTAACGAAATGCTTGAGGGAACAGAGGCGGTGGCGCAGGCGGTTAAAACGCGCTTGTTGCTTCTTTACGGGGAATGGTGGGAGAACCGGCTAGACGGTACCCCATTGTTTGAGAAAGTTTTTGGGCAACGGCTGCGAACTGACGAAACGCCGGACGAAATCGACCTTATTTTTTCGGAAAGGATAAGCGGGACGCAGGGAGTTTCCGAAATAACGAAGTTCGAAAGCAAGATTGAGTCAGAGAGCAGAGCATACACAGCGGACATCACAATAAAGACAATATACGAAACGGAATTTTCCGTTTCTGTTTCAAGCGGAGCAAATCCGCTTGAAATCAATATGTAGGAGGTGCGGGAATGGCATATTTTAAGCCGTATATTGACGAAACGGGAATACATCTCCCGCTGTATCAAGAGGTGCTGGACAAAATCAACGACGATTGTCGCCGAATTTTCGGCGCTGACGTATATTTAGAGCCTGACTCGCAAGATTACCAAGCAAACGCAGAAGTCGCTGATTTGTGGGCTGATGTCGCTAATTTGGCACAGCTTGTTTACAACAACCGAAGCATTCAGTTCGCAAAAGGCGTATCTGTTGACGGACTTCTGAAAATCAACGGACTAAAAAGGCTGAAAGCTACCCAGAGCGTTGTTGTCGTGACTTGCACCGGAGAACCGGGAACAGTTATCAAGGGAGGTATTGTGACCGACGCAACCGGAGATGTTTTCTGGGAACTCGATGATACTGTTATACCCGAAAGCGGAAGCATAGACGTATATGCGACTTGCAAAACCCCCGGGCAGATTTACGCAGACGCTGGCACGCTCAACCGGATTGTTACTCAGACTCGTGGCTGGGAAAGCGTAACCAACTCGGCAAATGCTATCGTCGGAAAAGACATTGAAAGCGACGCGGCGGCAAAAGCGCGACAAGCAATATCTACCGCGAGACCGAGCAAGACCGTATTACAGGGATTGGAGGGCGGCATAGCGGAAACAGCCGGCGTATTAAGATACAAGATATACGAGAACGATACAGGAGATACAGACGCACACGGTATACCGGAACATTCCGTATGTTGTGTCATAGAGGGCGGGGACACGGACGCTCTAGGAAATGAGATATATCTACGGAAAACCCCCGGCTGTGGCACATACGGAGATGTAAAGGTTATTGTCGTCCCGCCAAATCCCGAACTCGATAACCCGCCGCCAATATCATTTTACAGACCGACATATGTTGATGTTTTCGTCCGGTTAAAGGTAAAAAAAAGAGCCGGATTTGTAGACACGTTAACAAACCAGATAAAGGAGAGCGTGACGGAGTTTATAAACTCTCTCAACATAGGAGAGAGCGTCAGCGTATCACTGTTGGAAGCCATATCGCAGTCGGTCACGCCTGATTTACGTTCCCCGGCTTTCACATTATCCCCCGCCGTCCCGTTGGTTATAGGGAAAAGCACCACGAGCTTGCAGGAAGCTGATATTGAAATCGGCTTCCGAGAAGCAGCAAGATGTATTTCTGAAAATGTGGAGGTGGTCTTTGAATGATAGACATATCCACATACCTAAATCGCATTACGAGCGAGCACAAAAACAAGCCAAGGTTTATGGAGCTTGTGAAAGCGAGATTAGAGCCGTTCATCGACCTGTGCGAACTGTTGGAGAATATCGATAAATCATTCGACCTCGACACAGCCTCAGGAGCACAGCTTGACATCATAGGACAATATGTCGGCGTTAGCAGGCTATTAGACTTCCAGCCGAACAATGCAGACTCACTGCTCCCAGACGCCTATTATAGAATGCTACTGAAAGCGCGTATCAGCTTGAACAATTGGGACGGAAGCATAGAGGGTATAAAAAACATATGGGGTACCGTGTTCCCAGAATACGAAATCCAAATAGTCGATAAGCAAGACATGACGATGGAAGCTCGCATTATCGGTCTTGAAACGCTGTTCGAAAACGAACTTGTTCAGCACGGTTACATAACGCCTAAGCCTATGGGCGTATTGATTGATTATTCTGTTGTGTTCTCAATCAAGCTAGATACAAGGCTGTTTATCGGTAACGCTGTATATAACAGGCTCTTAGAAAAGACCTTGCCAGCTCCGGCTCCGCCCACCAATAACAGTAAGCCGCCCGGAGCATTTTATGTAACAGGTATGGCTACGGCAATCTCCGCAACAATGCAGACGCAGGGTAAGCCGCCATCTGATAGGATATCCGTTGAGAAAATCGGGCTATTCCTCGGTGGGACGAAGCCAGAAAGTAGCGCTATAGCCACTCTGCAAACAAAGCCTCCGCCCAGCGGTATAACTGTAGAAAATGAGACAATGTTTGCAGGTGGTTTATTAATAGCAAGAACAATACAAAGTTCAATTAATTCACAAGTTCAATAAGGAGATGATGAGCATATGGCAAATGTTGTAACACAATGGAACCCTTTCATAATTACTAACAAGGGGCTTGAACTGCGCCAGCGGTCAATTGCGACCGGAGCAACCATAACGTTTAATTATGCCAAAATCGGACAGGGTGTTCCTAGTAATCCCACAACCATTCCGTCAATGACGGACATAATTTCGGCAGCGGAGCAAGTCCCGGTTGTAAGGTCTGAGTCGGATGGCGTGACGCACTCCGTTGGAATACGTATCGACAATGCCGATTTCGAACAGCCTGTTCTTATGACTGAAATCGGGCTTTTTGCCTCAATCGGTCAGGAAACGCCCGTACTGTACGGGTATACATATGCTACACAGGGCTACGACAGCATACCCGAGGGAAGCACAAGTCACTATGTTTGGACGGTAAGCATTGACACGGTTATATCAAGGGCGCAGAGTATATCATTCACTTACGACGGAAGCGGGGTATACGTTACCGAAGCAGAGATGGCGGCTTCGCTTGCAAAAAAGTCTGATGTTAAGCATACTCACACTATTGCTGATATCACAGATTGTGTTGAACCATCGAACCCCAATTTGCTGACAAATCCTGATTTTCGGGTAAATCAACGCGGGCTGACCGAGTATTCTTCTGGATACTCAGCAGACAGATGGTTCATAGAGGGAAACAAGTGTACGGTAACGCCAGGTGCCGATGGCATAGTTATCAAATCAGCCATAAAATTAGATTCAAACACTCACGTTTTTTGGCAGAAAGTCGAAAATCCGCTTAAGGCTGGGAAGTACACGCTTTCGCTGAACGTTTCAGAGGTGTCCGGTGTCTGGTCTGCAAGAATCCGTACCGTGAACGCTGAGGGAAGTTACGTTGACAGCTACTACACGCCTGTACTACACGTGGGAGTGAACAAGGTTTCGGTAGAACTGCCCGAGGGCGAGTACATCTCTGCTGTGTCCGTCGGATTTAACAAAGATACCGAAGTCGGGGATTCCGTGAAGCTCGCATGGGTCAAGCTGGAGAGCGGTTCGCTGGCGACCCCATTCGTGCCGCCCGACCCGGCGACGGAGCTGCTCAAGTGTCAGAGGTACTTTACTATCTACAAGCACCAAAATGCAACGTCAAACACCGATAAATGCTCGATAGGCATCGGATATGCTCTTACTGGCTCCATTGTATACGCAGTATTACCGATTGCAGCAATGCGTAGCGGCGTTGCGGCAACGGTAAGCTACAGTGGGTTGTCGCTTATCAATGGCACAGATACTGTTGTAGATTTTAGCAGCGCTACGGCATTGGAGCAGACGGACAGTACGGTACAAGTAGCTTTCACGGTTAGCGGTCAGACCCCCGGAACTGTTTACAGGCTGCGCCTTATGAACAGCGACGCTTATCTGGCGGTGTCCAAGGAGCTGTGATTAGATTGTAAGGAGGAAACGACATGGACGAATACATAGTATATGTCAAGGCAGATTCGAACGGAGTAATAACAGCTATCAACTCCAGTGCGTTCATTAGCGGCGAGGGTTGGACGGAAATAGACCGCGGGGAGAGCGACCGCTTTCACCATGCGCAGGGGAATTACCTGGGGTGTGGACTTACAGACGCAGACGGGCTGTATAATTACAAGCTTGTCGGAGGCGTTCCGGTGCTACGCTCTGACGAGGAGAAAGCCCCAGAGCGTGCGAGGATAGCGGCACAGGCAGAGATATCCCGGCTCAAGCGCAATCTTGCTGACACCGATTATATATCCGCGAAAATCGCGGAAGGTGCGGCGACCAAAGAGGAATACGCGGACAAGCTCGCGGAACGTGCGGCTTGGCGCGCACGAATAAACGAACTGGAGGGGACATGATGGATAGCAACATTATTGTAGCGCTCATCGGCGCTGGCGTGACCGTCGCGAATGTGATTTTCACGACGATTTCAGCCCGTAAACAAAAGCGTGATGAGCGTACAGAGCAGCTTGAGGCAGGCGTGCAGTGCCTGCTGAGAGCGGAGATAATCCGGTCGCACGAGAAGTACACCGAACGCGGCAGGTGCCCGATATATGCGCGTGATGCGCTTACAATAGCATATAAGGCGTATCATGCTCTTGGTGGCAATGATGTCGCGACTGAGCTTTACAACGACCTTATGGAATTACCGAATAACTGAGGAGGAAAAAACATGAAAATTGACTGGAGAAGAAAG